GAAGCAGTAGTCTTTGAGAAAAAAGCCACAGGTGAAATAGCCTGGGATGTAGAGATGGCTAAGGCTTCTGATGGTTCTTGGAAAGATGAATGGCTTACTATTTTATTCAGTATTCCATTAATACTAGCTTTCATCCCTGGCCTTGAAGATGTCGTACAGGTTGGCTTCCAGCAGTTAAACTTAATGCCTGAGTGGTACCGTTACTCGCTAGGCGTTATTGTAGCTGCTAGCTTTGGGGTGCGTGGTGCTACTAAATTATTTGGAAAGAAGTAAGTAATGGGTATAAGTTTAATGGATAGGCAAACTCCTCCGTTACCTATGCCGCGCCCAGAGAGAGAGCCACAACAACCCTTGTACGCTGACAGGGATAAGAAAGGAACAGTTGCTCTTGATACCGCTACCTTCCAGAAAAATCTATCTTCTGCTGGCAAAGCTGCAATAGAAGTAGCAGACATTGAATACACTACTCACCTGCAAGAGGATTTGAATAAAATTCCGTTGTTTAGATTGGGGTGGGATATTAAAAGATTAGAACAACGATACTTCCCAGAGGGTGCGCGGACTTTTCCGCTAAATATTGAGGGGAAGTATGCACACCCGTTGACCGCCCAGCAATCAGCAAGGACATCTCCGAAGGAGAGTTTGCAGGATTGGTATGCTGATAGAGGAGATAAAGTAACTTTGTATCCCCATTCGCAGCTAGGTAGTCTCGACATAAAAGCATTCCATCTTGCGAAGATGGATGATGCGTCACAACTCCTATATAAAAGGGAGGTAATGGCTCACGAGTTTATCCATAGGGCAATAACAACAGTTCCTGAATTAAGTAAAGCACGAAAAGAATTTAATAGGAGTTCGGATGACGAAGAAATTATAGTAGGAATTTTGTCTGCAAAATACTTTCCTGAACTAAAGGAGCATGAAGAGCTAAGAATAAAACAGCACTATGGTGTTGACATTAGCTCTGTGGGGCTCAGTACTGCATATCTTTGGCAGCAAGCGGACGAATACGAAAAGATAGCAACACAAGTCCTTAAAGACAAGGGTAGACACTATGAACCTGAGGAGTCTTCTATTTCTGAGGACATCGAGGCGGCTCTCCAGGCATACCATACGTGGGTATATGACTTGTTTGGGAAGAAGTGGAATAAGTAGTGATAGACATCACAGACTCAGCTAAAGAATATCTCCGTGACATAGTCAAGGACAACAAACGTGACTATGTTGCCTTTGGGGTTAAGGGCGGTGGTTGCTCTGGGTTTTCTTATATCTGGGACTTTTCAGATGGACCCAACAAAGAAGATGAACTAGTAGATCTCGGAGAAGGTAGCTCATTAATAGTTGATGGCATGTCAATTATGTATACGATAGGTAGTAAAATAGACTACGTAAAAGAATTAGGCGGCACGTACTTAAAAGTTGAAAACCCAATGGCTGCTAGTCAGTGTGGCTGTGGTGAATCTTTTAACGTAAAGATGTAGGACTGCATCCACGTTAAGAAGAAGATAGCAAAGAAAAAGGGGAAGGGTAAATGAGTACCGAAGCCACTATTCCTGACAAGGAAACCTACCAAACCAACCGACGCTGGATGGCCTGGACTGCTCTAATTACTATGCTCATTGCAACAGCAGCAGTGCTCATCTGGCCGCTTCGTTTTGAACCTGCTCAAAGTATACTCATGATGATGTACGGCGCACTGTCTGCTCTTGTCGGTGCCTACTTTGGATTCAGCCAGGCTAAAAAGAAATGAATTACAATAGTCAAGAACTAATAGACATGTTAACGAGACACGAGGGCTGTGTCTTGACGGTATATCAAGACTCTGTAGGTGTAGACACTATCGGTATCGGTAGAAACATTGAAGATCGTAGTGTGTCGTCTAAAGAGTTGCTATTTTTAGGTTACTATGATATAAGTGAAATCTACAACAAAGGTATAACAAAAGGTGGAGCTAACTATCTACTCGCAAACGATATTGCTATCGTTGAAAGAGAATTATCTGCAGCTCATCCTTGTGTGGAACTTCTAAGTTCAAATAGAATAATGGTACTTCTTAACATGGCATTTAATCTAGGCGTACCCAGGCTGTGTAAGTTTAAGAAAACTTGGGATGCAGTACACGCAAAGGAATTTGATGTAGCTGCAGAAGAGATGCTAGACAGTCGTTGGGCAGAGCAAGTAAAAGGCAGAGCTACTGAGCTAGCAGAACTGATGAAAGTAGGGTAATGATTAGAAAGCTAACTGAAAACCAACAGAAGTTTTTGGATGTGCTGTTTGAAGAAGCACAAGGTGATCCTGTAACCGCAAGGAAGCTAGCAGGATATGCACCCGGCGCAACTACTAGCGTAATCGTAAATAGCTTAAAAGAAGAGATACTAAAGGCTACGCAGGAGTACATGGCACGTAGCGCACCTCAGGCTGCTGTAGCTTTAATCAGTGCACTATCAGATCCTACTCAGCTAGGCATCCGTGATAAAATGTCTGCAGCTCGCGAGGTGCTAGATCGTATTGGTATTGTTAAAACTGAAAAGATGCAGGTAGAAGCTACGGGAGGTGTCATACTATTGCCACCAAAGAATCCTGTAGTGGAAGATGATGACGAATAAAAGCTTAGGTAAGTGGAAGCTTCCACAACCAACTGACGTAAAGGATGAAAACGATTGGCTACCTGTACCGAGAATTGCACGTACTATCCCATTTGGGTACATACCCGATGATGGAGATCCCGACATTCTCCAGCCTGTGCCGCACGAGTTGGACTTACTTGAAAAAGCTAAAATGTACCTCCGACAATACTCACTTCGGGAAGTTTCGGCATGGCTTTCCACAAATTCCGGGCGTTACTTATCACATTTAGGATTGCAAAAAAGAATAAAGCATGAAAAGCAGCGTAAAAACACAGCTAGAAGCCTCCGCATCTGGGCAAACTATGCGGAAAAGGCGATCTCCACGGCGGAAAAGCTCGAAGCCGGTAGAGTTGGAGCAAAAAAAGACAGAGCAGACGCTGCAATACCAAGCGGTGGTGGAGGAGTTACAGCAGACTCATAACGTACACTTTACACCTAACCCTGGCCCACAAGAAGAGTTCTTATGTGCTAGTGAAAGGGAAGTACTTTATGGGGGGAGTGCCGGTGGTGGTAAAAGCTATGCCATGCTAGCTGATCCTCTTCGTTACATGAGCCACCCTGACTATAGCGGGTTGCTGCTGCGACATACAACTGAAGAATTACGTGAGTTAATATTTAAATCTCAGGAGTTGTACCCACGGGCAGTGCCAGGAATTAAGTGGTCTGAACGGAAGATGCAGTGGACAGCACCCTCAGGTGCTAGATTGTGGATGTCTTACCTAGATAGAGACGAAGATGTGCTACGTTACCAAGGTTTGGCATTTAGTTGGATTGGTTTTGACGAGTTAACACAGTGGTCGTCACCTTATGCATGGAATTACATGCGTAGTCGCTTACGTTCTACTGCAACTGATCTGCCTATCCACATGAGAGCAACAACCAACCCTGGAGGCCCAGGACATGGTTGGGTTAAGAAGATGTTTATTGATCCTGCGCCTTATAACAAAGCCTTTAGAGCTACTGATATTGAGACTGGCGAGGTACTAAAGTTTCCAGCAGGTCATGCTAAGGCTGGTAAGGCGTTGTTTAGGAGAAAGTTTATACCTGCTAGGCTAGCAGATAATCCGTACCTCACTGCTACCGACGATTATGAAGCCATGTTGCTGTCACTACCAGAGCAACAAAGAAAACAGTTACTTGAAGGTGACTGGGATATCAAGGAAGGCGCAGCATTTACGGAGTTTAATAGAACTACGCACGTAGTTGAGCCATTTCATATCCCAAGTAACTGGATACGCTTTAGATCTTGTGATTATGGTTATGGTTCTTATAGTGGTGTTGTTTGGTTTGCCGTCAGCCCCAGTGAGCAGCTAGTAGTATATCGTGAACTCTACGTTTCCAAAGTATTAGCTACTGATTTAGCAGATATGATACTAGAACTAGAGAGCAACGATGGAAGTATCCGATACGGTGTACTCGATAGCTCTTTATGGCACAAACGAGGGGATACTGGCCCCTCTCTCGCAGAACAAATGGTTTCACGAGGATGTCGCTGGCGACCTTCTGATAGAAGTAAGGGAAGTAGAGTAGCGGGCAAGAACGAAGTGCACAGACGCTTACAAGTTGATGAATTTACGGAAGAACCTCGTATGGTGTTCTTTAATAACTGCACTAACTTAATTTCACAGCTACCGGCATTACCTATAGATAAGAAAAATCCGGAAGATATAAACACTAATGCTGAAGATCACTTGTATGATGCCTTAAGATACGGTATAATGTCTAGACCTCGCTTTAGTGTCTTTGATTATGATCCTGCTACAGCGCGAGCATCGCGCGGGATACAAATTGCGGATGCAACTTTTGGATATTAAGGAACTTTAAATGACTGACGAAACTGTACTCGATAGTGAAACTGTCTATCTAGAAGATCAGGAAGAAAATGATCTTTCAGATACTCAGGCAGCTAGTGATATCATTGACTATGTAAAAAGCCAGTTTGGTAAAGCTGAAGATTATCGGTACAGTGACGAGCAACGCTGGTTGCAAGCGTATAGAAACTATCGAGGTATCTATGGCCCAGAGGTTCAGTTTACAGAAACAGAAAAGTCTAGAGTATTTATAAAAGTCACTAAAACAAAGACACTTGCCGCCTATGGTCAGGTCGTAGAGGTACTTTTAGCAACTAATAAATTCCCTATCACTGTTGATCCTACCGTAGTACCGGAGGGAGCAATCGAGAGTGCTCATTTTGATCCTGCAGAAACGGATGAGGTACGCGATGTACGGGAAGAAAGTCCGTATGGCTACGCTGGGGATGGCAAAGAGATCCCGTTAGGTGCCACACAGGAATCTCTGATGGAGCGCTTAGGTGCTTCTGCTAAGAAGTTCGTTGGGTTGGACAATGTAAAAGAAGGTCCAGGCGAAACACCTTCAGCTATCACAATTAGTCCTGCAAAAGTAGCGGCTAAGAAGATGGAGAAGTTAATTCACGATCAATTGCAGGAGTCGGGTGCTAACAAACACTTACGTAGTACTGCTTTTGAGATGTCACTCTTTGGTACTGGCATCATGAAGGGACCATTTGCTGTTGATAAGGAATATCCTAACTGGACAGAAGAAGGTGACTATGAGCCAGTTATAAAAACAGTTCCACAAGTAAATCATGTTTCTGTTTGGAATTTCTTTCCTGATCCTGACGCCAATAGCATGGATGATGCTCGTTTTGTAGTTGAACGCCACAAGATGTCTCGTTCTCAACTACGTGATCTTAAAAAGCGTCCATTCTTTAGGTCTGACGTAATTGAACGTGTAATTAAGATAGGAGAAAGCTACAATAAAAAGTATTGGGAACATGATCTTGAAGATTACGCACGAGAGCAAGATGTATATCGCTTTGAAGTTTTAGAGTACTGGGGTGCTATTGATACGGAGTTCCTAAAAGACTTTGGCGTTGATCTTCCTTCGAGCTACGATGATGTAGACGAGGTAAGTGCTAACATCTGGGTATGTAATAACAGTCTGCTACGTGTCGTGCTAAACCCATTCAAGCCACAGCGTCTTCCTTACGTTGCTGCACCTTATGAACTGAACCCATACAGCTTTTTTGGTATCGGTATAGCAGAAAACATGGATGATACGCAGATTCTCATGAATGGTTTCATGCGTATGGCTGTGGACAACGCAGTGTTGTCTGGTAATCTACTTATTGAGGTGGATGAAACTAATCTTGTACCAGGACAGGATCTTACGGTCTATCCAGGTAAAGTATTTAGGAGACAGGGAGGTGCTCCAGGCCAAGCTATCTTTGGAACGAAGTACCCTAATGTCTCTAGCGAAAACATGATGATGTTTGATAAGGCACGGCAGCTTTCTGATGAAAGCACTGGCCTACCTTCCTTTTCGCATGGACAAACTGGCATCACAGGTGTAGGCAGAACCGCTAGCGGTATCTCTATGTTGCTAGGTGCTGCAGCAGGGGGTGTTAAAACTGTTATTAAGAATGTTGATGATTACCTCCTCCGGCCACTGGGTGAGGGTTTGTTTCAGTTTAACATGCAATTTAATTTTGATCCTACCATACGCGGCGATCTAGAAGTTAAAGCAGGTGGTACTGAGAGTCTGATGGCTAACGAAGTACGTAGCCAGCGTTTGATGCAGTTTCTCAGTGTAACAAGTAATCCTTCACTTGCACCTTTTGCAAAATTCCAATACATCATTACTGAGATTGCTCGCAGCCTAGATCTAGACCCAGATAAAGTTACGAACAACATTGATGAAGCTCGCGTCCAAGCAGAGATTATGAAAAACTTCCAGCAGGAACAGCCACAGCAACCACCTGGGGTGCCTGGAGCTAATCCAATGGATACAGCAGGAACAGGAGATGGAACTATTGGAACAGGACAAGCACCAGCCCCCGGAGAGCAAGGGTTTGCAGGAAATGCAGGGGGAGCTGCTCCGCAAGCTCAAGCCCCTGGTCAGCAGCCACCGCCAATGGCAACACTTCAGTAACTATATTGGTCTAGAGATAGAGATGCAAAGGCGGACTCTGGAGCAAGCTACCGATTTAATGGCTGTACATAGGGCGCAGGGTGCTATTAGCGTACTACATAAGATAGTCAATCTCCGGGATCATGTTAATGACAGTAAGTAAAGCAAAAGGAACTGAGCCATTAATTTCTCATCATTTTAATAACATAAAGTATGGAAATACTGCTACTGATGAGAAGGGTAGAATACAATCTGTATTTAGTATGCAAGTAAGTC